GAGCCTAAAAAATCAGCATTTATTTGATACTTACTTTTAGAAGTAATAAGAGTATCTATAACATCAAATAAATATTCTCTTAGTTTCACTATTCTAGCTTCATCATAAGTCATTTTTTACCTCCCAACATATTTTTCTACTTCTTGGATAACACTATCTTTATCAGCACTCCACATTCTTTTATCCCAATATGGTCCTGTTCCGGGTGTAGTATAATTCATAACTTTATGGCTTCCATCTTCCCTTACACCATAATACTGATATTCAGCATAAGGTACTTCATAGGCTATATAATTAATTCCTATATCCACAATAGTTCTTAAATTACCCTTATCCATAGGAACATACTTATCCATATATCGATAACAAGTATTAGTGAAGAATTTATGAACTCTTCCCATTCTCTCTACCCCTAATTCAGCTATTATTACTGAGTTAGGCTCGATTATAGTTCCCACTATTCTCCTCCTAAATGTATATGAGGCTCACTACCAAATTTATTATCATTTATACTAGTTATGTTATATATATCATAATCAGCTAAATCTTGCTGTGTATCTATATCGGTAGGAAGGATGCCCTGCACTATAATATCACCAATGCTAAAATCCTTTATATTAAGCCCTTCATTAAGCTCATAAGGTATTCGCACCTGAACGTTATTTGCTTGGTCATATCCTTTATTAGAACTAGCACCCTTTCCTCCATACAGCCACACATTTTGGTAATTAAATCTAATCCATTTTTCAAGTCTTAATTTATCATCATAGTCTTTATGATAAATAGTTAATCCTCCATTTACTAGCATCTTACACCATTATAAATTATATGCTCATTGTTTACTACAATTCCATATAACTCACTTATCAATATTTCATCTAAATCAGCTTTTTTAGAGTTGATTATTTCTTTGATTTGAGTAGATGATGTATAAGATATAGAATAGCCATCAATACTTTCACTAGCTTTTCCACCTATCTTATTTATACTATCTATTTCTTTTTTATAACTATTTATCTTTTCTATTAAATGATATTCACATATCTTTACTCTTAAAGGTATTTCTTGATTAACAAGTCTATTTTGAGTTCTTAAATCAATTAAACTTCTTGCTTCTAACTCTAATAGATTAAAAGGCATAAGGTCTAAAGTGCCACCTAGCCCTCTATATTCTTCATAAGTTAGGTATTGTCCACTAAATTCCATATATGCCTCCTATTCTTATAAACTTGGTGTGCTTCCAGGTTTTAAACTTGCAAATGGGAAACGAGAACTTGTTTCGTTTTCAGCATTTACAGGGTTTGGTATTTCCCATCCAAGTCTCATGGTTACACGAAGTGCAACCATATCATCTTGAGCTAAGTTGTAAAGAATTTCCCCTGTGCTAGGGTCTTGAATAACAGCTTCAGTTAATACTTTATAAGTAATATCTTTTCTCATTTGATATACAGCTTGGCTGAAGTCTCCTACTACTAGAGTTGACTTAGTTTTATCCCAAACTCCATTATCCATAAAGTATCTTGGTATTGAACCAATTTCAGTAGTATTTAAAGGTTGTCCTGTAGTGTCTAGCATCATACGGAATTTTCCTTTAAGTCCAACTCCACCTAAGATTGCATTAACATTATATCCACTTTCTTCAACCTTAGTCATAACATCATTGATATCACTATATAATCCATTAGCTGTAGCATTTACTTCAGCACCTACTGAAGTGATTGAAGGAATTAATCCTGCTCTCCATTCAGTTGGCTTTCCTGTACCAAAGAAGATTGCATCATCAATTAATCTTCCTGCACTTTCTACTAATCTAGGTTTTACTTGTTCCCAAATATCAATATCAGCATCATCAAGTAAATTTTCCTTAATAGGAACAATTACTGCAATTTCAGCTATATTGATAAATTTCTTATCCCAAGCCATTTTTGTAATATTTTTTCTACCATTATTTGTACCTTCATCTACGAAGTATGATACTGGTAAACTATCTAATACTCTTAATTTTGTTTTATCACTAGTTGCATTTGGTAATCTTCTAAACATACTTAATGCTTTAGAACTTCTAATTGTTCCCTCAAATATTTCATCAGCTACTTGAGTTTCAATTAAACAATCTACATCATTTCTTACTATACCTGCCATCTTTTCTTTTCTCTCCTTTTCTAATTTCTTGCACTCCTTAATATATCATTCATAATATTATTAGTGCTTTGTGGTTTAGTATCTCCACCTGCTAATTCAGGTGATGTTTGCACTTTCTTAATTACTGTATCCCCAAAATATTGAGGATTTTCTTTCTTGTAATTTTCAAGTGCTTTGGTAAAATCAGTATCCTCATTTACCATTCCTTTAACTTCACTTGCAACAAACTTCTCAAACTCTTTCTTAACATTTGCACCCTTCATTTGAATTTGTGCTTTTAAGTCATTATTCTCATTTGCTACACTTTGCATACTTTCTAAAGATTTATTTTTCTCTTCAATGGTATTATTCAAGCTATCTATTTGGCTTTTATATTGCTCTAATTCCTCTTTAGATTTTTCATCATTAGCCTTATATTCATCTAATTTGCCATTAATCATATCTATTTCAGCTTTAAAGCTTTCTATTTTCTTCCCATATTCAGCCATAATAGTATCGACTTGTCCATCTTCAAGCCCTTGTTCTTTTAGAAATTCACGCATATAATATCTCCTCCTATCGTTAGTTTTACGAGCCACGAACTCGAGTGAATTGATACGGCTTAACACCTATAACGATTGTATCACGAAATAAAAAAAAGTGCAAATAGCACTTTTCTTATTCATCTACACACATAGCTTTTACGATATCTTCTCTACCATTAGCCCTATGTATTTCTATTAATTTCTTAGTTGCTTCAATGTCTTTTCGCATCTCATCAGTTATTTTTGTTTTTACATCCTGCTCTTTGATATCTCCTCTAGCTATACGAAGACACAAATTCTTTTGACTAGTTGTCAACATTATTCAGGCCTCCTTCCCTTCATTCTATTAGCGAACTCATCAGCCATCTCTTCAAGCTCTTTTGCATTCATTCTACCCTTCGCTACAAATTCATTATACTCCTTATTGTAATTATTTGCAACATTTAATCCTTTTCCATTTCCACCACTAGCAATTTTCTTTATATTTTTATAATCGCTCATATCATATAAATCTACTTTATCAAAGTACTTTGCATCAGCTAGTAAAGTGTTTGATACAGCATTATGAAGCTTAACTACATCAAGCTCACGAACATATCTTGCAGTAGGGTCTCCTTTAGCTAGTTTCTTTTCATATCTTTCTAGATTATTCAATAAAGCCTTTTCATAGCTACAAGTACCATAACAAGCTACAACCTTGTATCCATCAGCCTTAGCTTGATTAATCTTTCCTAATAGTTTCTCAGGGCTTCCATCACCTGTACTATCTAGCATAGTGTTATATCCCATTTTCATAGAAATAGCATTTATTCTTTTAGACAATGCACTACTCTCCTCATGCAAATAAGAAGCATCAAATTTTCTACCATCATTGGCTTTTTCATATATTCTACTTTTTAAATCATCAGCATCTATCTTAATTACATTACCATCAAATTGCCCTGTCTTTTCATTATACTTAAATTCTTTATCAAAGTATTTATTATCTAGGTTCTTAACGAAGTTACTCTTTCCTGTTCCACTTCCTCCACCTGTCATATAATAGTACTTATCTTCCCCATCTTTAACAGGCTCTTTCCCTTCAAAATACTCTTTTATAATTTCTTGATGTATTCTTTCTCTTTCAGGTGATAATTTACCATCAATAGTATTATTAGCCAAGCTGTCATTCTCTCCTGCATCCTTAACACTTGTCTCAGTACTTTCAATTTCTTTTTCTAGTTCGGATTTAACTACATCACCCTTTTTAGCACCATTTCTAATAAAATCATTCATATATTTATTAGTTTTTTGTTCTTCAGTTTCTTTCTTCTTTTCAACATTACTTTTGCTAAAAATAGGAATACGTTGTTTTCCTTTAGTAAACCATCCTATTATTTCTCTATCATTTGCCATATTGCCCTCCTACTTTTTTTTCTTCTTTTTATCTTCTTTTTTAGGCTCTTCTTTTACTTCTACTTTAGCTTCTACCTTAGGCTCTTCTTTTTTAATCTCTTCAATTATTTCAGCCCCTTTATGTTCTACTAAATAATCAGCTCTTTCTTTGGTACATTCAAATACATCACCAATATTTCTTTCTTTCTTAGCCTCAATATCAGTAAATTTCATAATAGCCTTAACTTTTACCATAGTTTCCTCCTCTTCTTCAAATTCATCTATTATTTTCTTTTTATCTATCTTTCCATTATATCCTAAATATTTCAACCAATCCTCTAATGAGTGATTATCATATTCTTCACATTTAGGTATATTTAAAAGCTTCTTTACATCAAAATTCATATCTAAAGGCACTACATATCCATTAACACCATCTTTTATTAACTCAGTACACCCTCCAACATCAGTAACAATACAAGGCACTTGATATTCTAAGCTCTCTTGTACGGTATAAGGTAATCCCTCACTATCACTCAATAATACGGTATAATCAGCATCAGCCAAATAATCCCATATATCAGTTCTACTCTTCCAAAATCTAATTTCTTCACAGGGGCTTTTAAATTCTAAAGTATTTGTAAATACATCCCATACAAACTTTATTCTAGCATCCCTTAGCATATCAGCTAATTTCAGCATCCTATTCCATCCTTTATGTGCATCTAATCGAGTACAACTAATTAAGTGTAGAACTTTATGAGTTTCTCTTCTAGGCAATAGGATATTCTTAATAGTAGTAGGATTATCGTGTAGTACTTCATCACTCATCTTTGATACATATTCCCCACAACCTACTATTTCTTTAATTCCCATCGGTGCATACTGCTTATATAATAGCCCTTTATCTAATAGAAATTTATAGTTTGCGTGTCTCATCTCTATCATTCTTTTAGCTTTTATATTCTCAGGTATCTTCCCCCATACACTATTACGAATAAAGATATCACATTCGTATTCTTTACCTTCTTCATATACTTCGGTTTTTACTATTTTTTTTATTCTTCTAAGCATCCCATAATCAGCTGTGCAGTAAAGTACTGTTATATCAAAGAAGTTTCTTAACCACCAACACCAATTATATGCCATAGTTTCTACTCCGCCCATTTGACAAAAGTTACTTTGATAAAATATTATTTTTTTCATTTCTCTATCCAATTACCAAACATACAATGTCTCGTAAATACTCCCTCATTCATATTTTCACTATAACAAAATGTTTCTCTAGGATATACAGCTATTCCACCATTCTCTTGGTATTTAACTTTATCCCTATCAATAAACTTACCTATAAAATCACTCATTATCATCGTATTTGTCTCGTAATCAGCCCAATTTTCTCGAAGCTTGAACTCCTTAGTACTATAACAATCTAGCATTTGTTTAATCAAAAAATGGCCCTTTTCAGCCCCTAAAGTAGCTGTAACAGGATAGTGTATTTGCTCAAAGCCTGTAAAGAATTTATGATTTAAGAATACATCTAAAGGCTTATATACAATAACATCCGTATCCATATATACTCCTCCATATTCATACAAAGCCCATAACCTAGCAACATCACTAACAAATGCCCAAGCTTTATTCTCATAAGCTTCTTTTACAAATTCATTCATATTTATATCGAAATTACTTTCATTAATTTCTAAATATTCCCAATCAGGCATTTGCTCTTTCCAAGTAGCCATACAATTCTTAACATTTTCAGGCTTCTCTTTGCCACCGAACCAACAATATATAATTCTTTTTGGTATCATAAAATCACCTAACACGATTGTATCACAAAAAAAGGAATAGTGCAAAGCTACTCCTCTTTAAACATATTTCCTATGTTTATATGTTCTTATTTTACTACCCAACAATATTCAGCTATTCTATTTCGACAATCAAAACTATCATAAATCACTCCATATTTACTACACGTTATATGGCCATTCATCGTAATTAATAAGATATTATCAGGATTAGTTCCTGCTACTTCACCTACATATTTTGGTATATTATAAAGCCTTTTATATCTATTATCCAAGTAATTACATATGAAATCCCTATCATCCATCATAGTTCCATTTATTCTCGCTATATTACTTAAATGCTCGTATGTATCATCCCAAGTGTTCCCTGTGGCAGTAGAAATTGCTCTTATTGTGCAATCATTTTCAAATAGTCCTAAAGCATTATTGTTATGATATTTATACATATTACATTATACTTCTTTGTAAAGTATCTCTAAGCATTTGCTGTTGTTGTGGCCCTTGTGCTTCTTCATATAGAACTTTAATAAAATCTTCTAAT